GACAATCCGCCGCAGCGAGCCTGTAATGAGCCTCAAATCGCCCGAACGCCTGTTCGGCGACGCTCTGGTCGCCGCCCCCGCCGTCGCCGAGTTGGCGGGCGATCGGGTCTACCCCGTGATCGCCCCCGCCTCGGCGGCCCTGCCGTTCGTGACGTGGCGGCGGCAGGCGGTGCAGCGAGAGGCGACCCTGACCGGGCCTTCGGGCGTGGCGACGGTGACGCTGGCGGTCGATATGTACGCCACGACTTATGAGGGAGTAAGGGAGCTAGCCGACCGCTGCCGGCAGACACTGGATGGTTTCAACGGTGCCTTGGGAAACTGGATTTCAGTTCGGAACGTCTCGCTGCTCAACGAGTCAGACGGGTTCGTTCAGTTAGCCGGCGGTGACATTCCGCCGGTTTACAGCGTGACGCAGACATACACAATCCTCTGGCAGGAGATCTAGCCCGTGGCATTCTCGACTCCGCACGATACCTCGGTCAGCGGCAACGGCACCGTACTTGTGCTCGATCTCAATGGCGTCGGCAGCACGTATGTCGTGACGAACATCGTCATCTCGAACACGAACCCCGGAGCGGCTGGCGACACGCAGATCGACGTGGCTCACCTCGGGCAAACCACGGGCGAACTCGCGGCTCGGATCAACCCGCCGCTCGTGATTCCTGCCGATGATGGCGGCTCGGGCCGGCAGATCACGTTTGACTACATCGGCAAGGTCGTGATCTCTGACGGCGCGACCGGCACCTACAAGATCACCGTCGCTGGTGTAAATCTGGTCGGCGGCACGACTGCGAGCTACCACACCGTGCAGAGCTCGACGCTCACGCTGGCGACGAACGATGCAATCCGGGGCCAGGGCGTCATCACGGTCGCCCGCTAATCCAGGCGGGAGGTCGAGATGCCGATTCCCTGTCAGGGGTTCACGTTCACATGGGGCGGCGCGACGCTTTCCGAGGTTCAGTCTCTAGAGGCTGACGTATTCGGCGGCACGCTGCCGCAGGGTCGCACGATTGCGTGGACGCCTGCGGTTGGAGTCGTGAGGCTGTCGGGATTTTCGATCGTGAATATGCCGTCGTCCGACTACGGACTGCGTAAGCGGCTGACGATCACCGCTCCGCTTCAACCGAGCGGTTCTGCGACGTTGCTTGATGTGGACGCGATCTACAGCGGCTACCAAGCCGAGGCGACCGCGAACGATGCCGTGCGGTTTGCAGTCACGTTTACCTTGCAGGATACGGTCGGGGCACCGACCTAACCCTAGGAGATTTTGACCAATGGCACTGACGGCAGAACAGATTCTCGCGGCTGATGACCTGGGCCTGAAGCGGGTCGAGGTTCCCGAGTGGGGCGGCGATGTCTTCATCCGCGTGATGAGCGTCGGCGAGCGTGACTCGTACGAGCGGAAGTGGATCGGCAAGAAGGAAACCGGCATCGAGAACTTCCGCACGCAGTACCTCGCGGGCGTGCTGTGCGATGAGACCGGCAAACTCCTCTTCAGCCGCGATCAGATTGACAAGCTCGCGAGCAAGAGCGGTGCGGTCATGGGCCGGCTGTTTGATGAGGCGATGCGACACAACCGAATGACCGAGGAGGATGTGCAAGAGTTGGGAAAAGGCTGAACGCGAGCCCGACTCGCCGCTATATGTTCGCGGTCGCTCGTGACTTGCGAATGACTGTCGGCGAGTTAAGCACGCGAATGGATTCAGCCGAGTTCGCCGAATGGATCGCGTACAACCGCTACTACTCGGCACTGCCCGACTCGTGGCGTGAGACGGCGTTGATCGTGACGGCTCTCTTGGCACCGCACATCGGGAAGAACCAGAAACGACCGAAGCCCGAGGATTTCGTTCCGATTGAAAAGCCGCCGCAGCACGAGTCGCAGGACATGGCGGCGTTGTTTGAGTTGCGGCGGCAGTTGGGTCTGGGCGATCTCGAGCTGAACGACAATGGCTAACATCCTCTCACTCGCACTGAAGATCAACGCCGACGCGTCGGGGCTTCGCCTGACGCCGGTAGAGCGGGCGTTGCAGCGGCTCGGAGCCGAGACCGATAAGGTCACGGGCGTTTTCGATAAGTTCGCTGGCACAAGCGAGGTCGCGGCCCGAGCCCAGGAGGCGACCGCCAAGGCGATTGAGGATCTGACCAAGGCGAGGCAGGCGGGCACGATCACCGCCGGACAGTTTGCCGAGGAGTTCCAAAAGGTTCGCGATGCCGCCCTGGAGGAAGCCGCCGCGTTGCAGCGGGCGGCTCAGATCACCGAGGCGAACCTGACGCCGCTGCAACGGTATGACCGTGCTCTCGAAGAGCTCGACTCGCAACTCCAGGCGGGACGCATCTCGCAGGAGACCTACGGGCGGGCCGTCGAGGGTGCTGCGAGGGGACTGACCGACGCCGAGCGTGCGGCTCGCGGCTTCGAGGTGGCGACCGAGGCGACTGCGGACAACGCGGCGAGAACGACGCTGCAGTTCAACGAACTCTCGGGCGTGTTTGCGGTGCTGCCGGGACCGCTCGGCAATATCGCCGGGAGGATTTCTGGGCTGGCATCCGCCGGAGAGGGGCTGTCGCGAGTGTTTGCTGGTGGTCTGCGGCAGGGCATCACCAACGTCGCCGGATCATTCTCTTCTCTCTTGACCAGCACGAATATCGCATTGGGTGGGATTGCTGCCTTCGGTACTGCAGCAACCGCCATCACTCGCGGGCTTGTTGACCTTGAGGCTCGTGTCAAGTCGCTCGGTGCTTCGGCTGACCAGTTGGGCGTTTCGTTTCAGACAATCCAAGTGCTTGAGGAAGCCGCCGCTCGTGCTGGCACTTCCATCGAGGCGGCGTCGGCTGGCATCCAGAAGTTCGCTGCTCGCATCGACGATGCACGCAGCGGAACCGGGGCGGCTGCCGAAGCGTTCCGCGAGTTGGGCATCTCGCAGGAAGAGTTGGCGAACACGGCTCCGACCGAACTTGCGGCTCGCGTTGCGGAGGAGCTTGGCAAGATTGAAGACCCTGCTCGCCGGGCTGCGTTGCAAGTTGACTTGCTCGGCAAGAGCGGCGAGGAACTGCGTCGCACCTTCTCTGAAATCCCCGGTGCCGCAGATGACCTTGAAAAGTTTGGCCGTGCCGTGTCTGATCTGGATCGCGAACGGCTCGCAGACTTTGGTGGAAGTATTGATGCCTTGAGCCTTGCGACCGAGGGACTAGGCACGTCGCTCTTGCTGCCGTTCGTTGGGTTGGGCGACGGCGTGGCACGCGGGCTGGCAGAAGTGACGGCTGGGATTACGGCGATCGTCGATCCGGTTGGTCGGATTCTAGAGCCGTTATTGACGCAGATTGGCCGCATCGTTGAACTGATCGGCGTCAACATTGGCAACCTTGGGCGAACGATTGGTGCCGTGTTTGAGCCGTTCGCTGTTGTTGTTCAGGAGGTGGCACAAGCACTGGAGCCCTTATACGAGGGCATATTCAACTTTCTGCAAAGCATCAGCAACGCAGCCGTATCGGTGACTGAATGGGTCGTTTCCTTCACTCCGATCGGTGCTATCGCTGCCAACGTCGGAGCACTAGGGGAAACTATCTCTCGTGTCGTGACGATCGTCACGACTGCTTTCCAGAGAGCCGGCGAGTTTGTTGGTGGACTAGTCTCGCGGTTTGCTGAACTGATTGCACAGTCTCCTTTCCTGCAAGCGTTGGGCGACGTTATCAGCTCGGTATTTGGGTCGGTAGCTTCGGTCTTTTCTACTATCGCCAATGCTATCGGTGGCGTCGTCGGCCGATTGCTCACAATTGCGGAAAACTTCCTAGGCATTGACCGCTCGGCACAGCAGGCGGCGGAAGCCACGCAGAACCTCGGTGGCGAGATTAAGGCTCTGACCGAAGAGGAACAGCAGGCAGCCGCCGAGCGGGAGAAGTTCCTGCAAGGCTTTACAGACAATGTGTCAAAGGCGATCGCCAAGGCGGGCGAGTTCGGGCAGGCGGGCTTTGATGCCGCGTTCGAGTTCGAGCAAGCCCTCGCTGACTTGCAAGAGCAGGCGAACGAAGGCGAACTCAACGCCGAGCAGTACGCTCGCGGCGTGGCGAATGCGACTGCTGAGTTTGAGAAGCAGATCAAAGTCGTTGAAGAGGTTGCAAAGCAAAACGAAAAACTCGCTGAAGAGGCAAGGAAGCGTGCCGAAGCCGAGGCCGAAGCCGTGCAGAAGGTTATTGACTCTAGTCTTGAACAACTTCGCATCGAACAAGAGTTCGACGGCGACTCAAAGCGTTTTGAGGCGGCGCAGAATCTGCTTACTATCCAAGAGGAGATTGTTCGGGTCGAGGAGCAACTCCGCTCTGCCAGAGAGGCAAGCGATCAAGCAGCCATCGACGCAGCCACGGCTCGGCTCGCAACGCTCGATCAAATAGCCGCTCGCGAGCGTGACATCGCTAGTGGGGATGCCGCAGAGCGTGAGGCCGCGAGCAAGATCGCAGAACGATCGTCCGAGGTTGTGGACAAGGTTCTGTCAGACTCGCAGCGTTTCGGCGACATTGTTCGCGACACCGGCGTAGAGTTGGAGTTCGCGCTACAGAAAGCAGCGGACAGCTTCAACAATGGTTTCATCTCGCAGGAGCAACTGTCCGAGAAAACGCGACTCATTCAAGATTTCTTTGGAAGGCAGATTGAGGCCCAGCAGCGGCTGGCTGCCGCTGCGGAGCAAGAGCAGTTTGATTCGCAGCTCGCGTTCCAGAACGCTATCGAAGAAGCGAGGCGAAAGTTCGAGGCAGGAATCCTCAATGAGGAGGCGTTCGACAAGGAGGTTGCACGGCAAGAAGAGCTCTATCAACGGCGACAAGAGTTGACGGGCAGGATCTTTGAGGCAGAAAACCGCCTCGTCGAGCAGCAGTTCGAGATTGAGCTAGAGCGAGCAAGAGAGCTTGCGAACACAAAGACCGGATCAATCGAAATCCAAGACATCCGCTCGGGCAACATCTCGGCGTTCTTCGACACGCTCAAAGAAGATCCGGCGATTGCGGAAGCGAAGAGGCAGACGAAGGAGCTACAGAACCTTCGTAAAGAGATCGCCAAGCTCAACGCCGAGAAGGTTGACATCCTCGCGGGGACAGGCTGACCATGAGCGTACACAGTTGGCGAGAACTGCCGCGTGTCGTGACGCACCTGATCGGGGCGTCGCCCGAGTTCGAGCGGCGGTTCATCGTCACGCTCAACAATCCCGACACGAACTCCGGTCTCATGGTCGCGGCGGTCGGTGCCCAGCACGGTTCCGCTCATCCCGAGGTGCCGGCGGCCAAGTGCCGCGAGGTCACGGTCGCCGAGGCGTATGAAGGCAATCGCTACTGGGCCGAGGTCGTGGCTCAGTACGCGATCCCGCCGGCTGAAGAGCGGGACATCGACTTGCTGCCGTGGCTGCGGCCCGACGTGTGGAAGTTTCAGACGCAAGGCGTTGCAGTGCCTGCTCTGTACTACTACGACGGCAACACCCAGAAGCCGCTCACCAACTCGGCGGGCGACTTTTTCGAGGGGCTCACGGTTGACGAGGCCCAGCAAAAAATCACGATCAGCAGCAACCGCCAAGAGTTTCCATCCGGCCTCGCAGCAGCCGTGACCAACTGCGTGAACAATGCTGCCTATTTGGGGTTCGCTGCCGATGGCGTGAAGGTTCAGGGGATCAGCGGCGAGCAGGCAACCGAGCAGGTGAACGGACAAGAGGTTCGCTATTGGAAGATCACAAGCGAACTGCTCGGCCGGCAGAGCGGGTGGAATCTGTTGCTGCCCGATGTAGGTTTCAACTACATCGACGGCGGCGTGAAAAAGAGGGCTGACGTAGAAGGGCCGGACGGAGAGATGATTGCCTCAGCTAATCCGATCGCCCTCGACGGCAACGGCGGCAAGCAAGCCGGTGGCACGCTGCCCGCGATCCTGACTCGCCGCGTCTACAAACGAATCTCAATGTCACAGTATTTTGACACGCCGCCGAGCT